CTGCTGCTCCTCCTACTGCTGCTCCTCCTACTGCTGCTCCTGTTCCTTGACTAATAGACTTTGTTACATTTCTACACTGTGACCAAATAAATCTCCAATTTGTGTACTTACAATCTTTAAAGGCGCAATTGTCAAGTCCATTTAAAACAAAATTTGATTAACTTTAAACTAAAAAAACTAAAAATAATATTTAGAAAAAATTAAAATTATTACAAGACTGTATAAAGAAAATAACTTCTATTATCAAAAACACTGGTAGTGAGCGTTATACGGTTTTTCCTATTAGATATCCCAACTTGTGGAAGTTTTACAAGGACCATTTGTCAACCTTTTGGACAGTCGAAGAAATTCGATTGACAGATGATCTTGTGGACTGGAATAACAAACTCAATGATAATGAAAGGCATTTTATTAAAAATGTATTAGCATTTTTTGCAGCATCCGATGGTATTGTGAATGAAAATTTGGTTGTTAATTTTTACAATGAAGTTCAAATCCCAGAGGCCAGGCAATTCTATGCTGTACAAATGATGATTGAAGCTGTTCACAATGAGCAATATTCTGTATTAATCGACACGTATGTTATAAATGCTGAAGAAAAGTCAAGACTCTTTCGTGCTGTTGAAACTATTCCCGCTGTCAAGAAAAAAGCAGATTGGGCTATTAAATGGATTGAAAAAGGAAGCACTCTCCAAGAAAGCATTCCTGAAAATTATATGAATAGTTATAAACAAATCTTAAGGCTTGCTAAATATGAACCTATTTTGGCGGAAAGTCAACATGAAGCTCTCGAATTTCTTACAAAAGAGCGTCCAAGTTTTGCTCAACGTTTATTAGCATTTGTATGTGTCGAGGGAATATTCTTCTCAGGTTCATTTTGTGCAATTTATTGGTTGAAGAGCCGTGGACTAATGCCTGGTCTTGCTACAGCAAATGAGTTCATCAGTAGGGATGAGAATATTCACACAGAATACACTATTGAAGTCTATAAAATGCTTGAAAAACAACTCGATGAATCAGTCGTCCATTCAATTTTCAAGGAAGCTGTTGACATTGAAAAAGAGTTTATTACAGAATCTCTTCCTGTATCACTTATTGGGATGAATTGCAAATTGATGTCACAGTACATTGAATACGTTGCCGATAGATGGCTTGTGCTTTTGGGTTACAACAAATTATACAATGCTCAAAACCCATTTGGTTTCATGGAATTAATAAGTGTTAATACAAAAACCAGCTTTTTTGAATGCACAGTTAGTGAATATAGTCGAGATGTTGTTATTTTAAAAAATAAAAATACTAATGTAAAAACTACAAACAACAATAAAAATTTAAAACAATGGGACTAAATAATAAGTAACTTTTATACAGTGACATTAAAAATATACAAGTTACTATTAAAACAATTATTATACTAACTACCACACTACTGATCCATGTTTTGCTAATAAATTCTTGTAGACTTTTGGATCTGAATTACTGTTACTGATTGTTACAATATCTTTCGTTGTAAATTTATCATTTGGTTCATGATTGATTTTTGGTGTTTTATCAAAACAATATACGACTAGATATTAAATAAATAATAATATAAGGTACTTGTAAATGAAAGTAAACACAACTGACTTGCTATGTTACCTTGTGTTGTTATGTTGCTTTGTGTTGTTATGTTATATTTTATACATGTTTGTATTCGGCAGAAAAAAGGCAATTAGACCGAGAAAAGTTGCAATCGTTAGTATGGTAAGACATCCAAAGAGTTTTGACCAGTGGTTGACATATCACAAATCCATAGGTATAAACAAGTTTTATATAAGGTTAGAGGATACACCTGAACTTGTAGACGTATTAAGGAAAGACCCTTCCATCACATTAGAAACTGGACAGTCAACCGAAATTGCAAAAACTCAAGATAAAACGTATGATAGCGTGTATGAAAGACAACGAGACTTAATTAAAAAGGCAATTGAAATGTCAAAAAAAGACGACATAGATTGGCTAATACACATAGATTGCGACGAATTAATAGAATGTCAAAAAAAAATACCTAATGAAATTGTGACTATACAAGATGCAATTTTCGATGAAATCAAGAATGACGCAAACGTATTCAACATTATTATGGAAAATTACGAAGCTCAATATGATAAAATTAATACGACATCTGATTCGTGTTTCGAATACAAAACCCTAGTAAAATGCGCGGATGGAGGGTGTGTGTCTTATGCAAATGGCAAAAGTATCGGAAAATTATCAAAATGGTTGCAAGAGCATGGACCGCACCGATTTGCTCACTTTGGGTACGGAACTGAAATTACTGCAAAGAATATTCGCTTATTACATTTTGAATCTTGCGATTTTGATCAATATATGCAAAAATATTTGCATTTGGCATCAAAAGAAACAAAAGTTTATCCTTTTGAATTTTACAATGAATCTATAAAAACGGTTAAGGATAATTGTAAACAACATGATGAACAATGCGTGGATGCTTTAAAAGCAACATATACCAAATACAAAATTCGCCAAAATTAAATTCTGCAGTAAACAAGTTGAATTCTACCATGACAAAATTCAACGAAATTGAATATTGCAATAACAAAATTGAATTTTGTTTAGCGAATAAACATATCAAGACACGTTTAAATGGCTGAACCATCTGCAATTATCAAGATTACTTTTGACGAGCTTTCTGTTGAAATCAAGTCTTTTTTAACAGTTTTATATGTTTTAACAATATCTTTAACAATGTTGGTATTATCCAAAATTTTTGAAACATTAACAAATGCGATTACTAGTTTTGTCTCAATTGCATGTTTTAAAAGAACTACTCTAGAGTTATAAAGATTTATTTTTATAAAGATTTGCGTTTTTTAGTGTAATATTTTACAAGAATTAAAACCAATATTATAAATAAAAGCACTTTGACATATTTTTGTAAAAAAAAGTAGACATTCACAATTTGTTTTTCAGATGAAGTTTGCCAAGAACCTTCATATACATGTAATGCGATAGCATGATTTGGCGGGTTACAACTTTCTTTGACATTATAAATATTACATGCTTCAAAGTAAGAGTTATCCAAGATAACAATGTCATGTTTATCAACGGTATTGCGATACGCTTGTGTCACCATGACTGGACCTGTAGTGTAAAATATATGTAAGAAATTTTTACCCAATTTTCTAAAAACTGTATTTCTATTAGTCATGGCTTGTATAATAATGTTTTCCAATAGTGCATGTTTTGGCGTGCACGCCATGATACCATTATTGATCAATTTTTCATTTAAACGTAATCCGATTACATTAAGGGACAATGAATGAGCAAAATTTGTAGGCGAATAAGACAATATAACATTTTTATCATGGTGTGTTTCAAAAATGGTGTCAATAGAGCTTAGGCATTTGACATCCATATCAATATATATTCCACCGTAGAAATACAAAATAATGTACTTTGCAAAGTCTATACGTTGAATCATTAAGTCATATGAATAGTACAATTTTTTGATGGTTTCGTTTGTAGAATTGATCAAGCTTTCTATTTTGTGTTGATTCCATAATACAAACTGATAATGCTTGTGTTTGTCAATCCACGATAACCTATATTCTTGTAAATGCAATGGTATGTTTGCTTCGCCTTGGTACCATATTTGATGGAAAATCTTTGGGACTTTACTCATTATAAAGAAGTCAACATTAAAAAATCAATGAATACAACTCGCAAATAAATAGAATATGTACTAAAAATTTTATTACTACATATTCAATTTCAAAAAAACAAAAATCTTTGATTGTTTTAATGAAGGGACAAGTGTTTCTAGTGTTATTATCTATATTGTTTTTCATCACAACTACTGCTGGTTTTTTGGTTTTTAGAAGCAGAACAACACCTGCAAAACCACCACCACCACCACTTGCATCAGTGTCAATTGCACCTGCATCACCGCTTGCACCAACACAAGCACCAGCGTCAATTGCACTTGCACCACCACTTGCACCAGCGTCAATTGCACTTTCACCAACACCCGCACCAGCGTCAATTGCACTTGCACCACCACTTGCACCAGCGTCAATTGCTTTTGCACCAACACCCGCACCAGCGTCAATTGCACTTGCACCACCACTTGCACCAGCGTCAATTGCACTTGCGCTAGCACTTTCACCCTCACCAGCACCCTCAATTGCACCAGCACCAACTATTGATTCAGCACCAGCACCAACTATTGATTCAGCACCAGCACCAGTAGAATCACCGTCAGAGGTGTCACTTCAAGTTACAGAGACTTCTATACAAATTTCACCAGCCCCTTGTCCAATAGGCAAGGTGCAACGTGGCGCAGAGTGTTATGAATCACCGCCAGAGGGAAAAAGATGAAGATGCAAAACACAGATAGTCTTTTAGAAAAAATCAGACCATGTGGGTATGCATTGCATTGGGGTTATTGCACTCTCATTGTGTTTTTCCACTAATTTTGCTTTAGAAAATCCTGTCATCCACATATACAAATGAATTTGAGTTTTCTCGTAATCACGCAATGTTGAAAAGAATGACTTTGTCCTATTTTTTACTTCTACTATGAAATTGTTGACTGGATTTGAAGTGTCTACGTAAATACCATCCATCTTACCACATACATACCACTCCGTTTGTGAGTTTGGAATAACCACTTGTTTTTTATGAAATTGCTGAGAAACATCTAGTTTTACATTGTATTTTTTCTCAAACATCTCTATTGCCGAATTCTCCTTTAATGTACCATGTGATTTATTAATAAATGACTCTGCTTGTTTTGAAACAACGTCTTTTTCTTCCTTTGAAATGTCCAAGTTATTAACAAGATTCGTAACTAGCTTGCGCTTGTCTTGTGTTTCGATGTTATTGGATTCTATTTCCTGAATCACAGACGTTCCAATCTTCTTCTCCAGTTTTTCTTTTTGCGTCAAATGAATTTCATCTATGCAGTTTTTCGTATTGTCAATGGAATCCATGTGCGTTTTCTGTTCTTGTTGTAGTTTGTTCAACGCTAAAGCATGTTGTCTTTTTGTTATTTTTTTGTTACTCAAGTCGTCATCTAAATGTATTCTGCGTTGTTCAATTTCCATTATCTCTCCCTTTTGCATATCTATATTATATTGAAGATGTTGTAATGTTTTCTGATATCCTTCCTTGTCACATTTTTTCCAAAGTCTTTCAAATGGAGTAACAATATCCCACTTGTTCTGTCCAATGAATGCTGCAATCTCACTGCTGTTTAAAAAAACCTTTTCTACCATTATTAACTAAACAATTACACTTTTGTTGTTGTATTTGTAATTGTTTTTAAATAAATTCAGTTCTTTACAATTCGTTTAAATGAACGCCAGGTTTACTTCCTCCTTTATGAATCAAATCAACAAGTTTTGTCCCTTCAAGTGTTAATCCTCCAGTTGGACCAGAATAAAACACTCCTAAATATTTTTTAGCACATTTTATTATATAGTTGTCATCAAGGTCTTCGCCAAAGACCAATCCTTTGTTTTTGTTTTTCAACATCCAATGTACACCTGATAAGATACCCGCCATCACTTGAATAATAGTCGGACCAAAGTACTCGTCTTTTAATACTTTTCTTGTATACTTGTCATCTAATATTGAACCCGTCCAAAAACAATACGGAGGTTTACTTTTGCCATTGTTAAATGCGTTGATATTTTCCAATGGGTTGTCTTCCAATATAAACAGAGCACCTACATTATCATATCCGCGCAAATGATTGTCATACATATCTAATACTTTCCACTTTGAGGAATGTTTTGATAATTCTATCAATCCTTGGGTAGATGTATTGTTTAATTGTTTGTCCGTAATTGGATTTAGTTTGTAGACGTAATGCATTGTTGGTGAATACTTGAAACTTCCCAAATAACGATTCAATGAAATTCCTTCACCATGATGAATGCATCTACCTATGATATGAGTAAATTCTATGGAACCATCTTTTTTTATTTCTAATGGTACTACAGATTTGAATTGAATTTCTGCTCCAGCAGTCTTGGTAACGACAAGTTGAGGAACTAACTCATTAACCATATTTTTATTAAAAGGTAAGACAGTTTCATGTGTTCCAACTTGTATCTCTGCAGGTTCAACCCCCTCTGTTATTAATCCAACACAACTCCATGTATTGACAAATTTGTTTTTTGGAAGTTTTTTTGGGATTTGTGTGTCGATTTCTGAACAATGGATTGCACGCACTTTTAAATGTTCTGCTAGTTTTTTGTGATTGCGCTCACGATAATATGTCTGTAAAACGTCGTCATTTTTTTGCTTAAGAACCATCCTTGCCAAGTTCACTAGGCCTTGCTTGACAAACACTGAAATAAGACCTGGATTCATGCCAAATTCAATAATTGTTGTAACATTGTCTGTATCTGGCGTTTTGTCTACAATACTTTGTAAATTAATGTGTTGTAAAAGAATACTATTGTCCGCAGCACATTTGTTGTTATATTTGATACCATTTTCGTGTTCTATTGATGTATTTATATATAAAAGACCTCGTAAACGGCATTCTTTGAAAATTCTGTAGGTTGACGTGTTTGTTGTCAAATCAATGATAAGGTCGTATTTATGCAGTTGTAATATGTTGTCAAGTAAATGTTTTAGTGTTTTTGCTGTGATGTTGTAATGGAGAGCTTTGGCACCCTTTGATATTGCGGCCTTGACTGTTGGAAATGCGAAATTTTTCTTTTCTTTTTCAACAATTGTAATTTGATTGTAGTTAAATTCAAAAAAGCTTTCAAGGTAATGTATGCAGCATTTTGCTACTGCACCACACCCAAAAAACACAATCTTTTGTGTTATTGGAATTTGGATTTTGTCCTCGCTTCTCATTATTATTTATCAACATTTTAATATATAACAATTAATCTTTAATTAATCTTCGATTTTGAAGTCACTTGGTTTTAACTTTTTTGCTCCATATTTATGTAAATTGACATTGACATCTTCTATTAAATCATCAAGAAGTGAACTATTATTTTGCAATACTACTTTGTAAAATCCCAATAAAGGTTTTGCTAATTGCTCAAGATAACAAGAACGATTAAATTTAAGATTGTTTTCAATCACGTACTTTGGATCTTCTCCTAACTCTGACTTTTGTGCTTTTGGATCCGTGCTTTCAATAAAGACATATGGTATGCGATCTCCTATTTGCACTTCGTTTTTTCTTGCCTTTAGTTTCTCTGCTAAAATCACGTGAACTGGTCTTGTTTTATATGATTTGGCCAACATAGCAGAAACGACTAATTCGTCGATTTCTATGTTGTATTTGTCAATTTTATCAATATACTGTTCATTATTGCACATGCAATTGACAGCACATTGCACATTGCATTACATAGATTGAACAGCTACAGCAGTAGCTTGATGAACCTTTTCAGGGTCACCAGCTTCAGCAGAAACTGCTTGGTTTGCAAGAGCTTGAACAGCTTGAGCACCTTCTGGTGTTGTAGTAGAGGCAATGGCAATGTTTGCAACAGGAGCGACAGCTTCTGGCGAAATAGCTGTTGGAGATGACGCAGCAGCTGCTAAACTCGAGACGGCTTGAACTGCTAGTTCCTTTGTGTCTTGTGTTTTATCGCTTCCTTGTGTTTTATCGCTTCCTTGTGAGGTATGGTGCAAGTCTTTTTTGAATACAGATAAAAGGACAACAACAATGCCAAGAACAATAAGAAGCAAATAATGATCTGCGATTTTTACGTTGAAATAAGGAACAATCATTTTGGTGGTACGTGTGGTTTATAGTAAAAGAAAACATTTTAAATACGCACAAATTGTAGTTAAAATGTAATTTAAAGTTACCATACAAATATATTTAGAAATGGGAGGTGTAAGTGACGAATACGCTTTGTACTATCACCAGTACAAACAAGAATACGGAGAAAAGGTTTGCGTGTTTATGAAAGTAGGAAGTTTTTATAACTTTTATGAAATGCAAGAAAACCCCATTGAATATACTAGTCTTTTAAATGTGCAAATTATGAAAAAAAAGGAAACAGAAATAAATGATCCCGACAAAGCTGGATTTCCTACATTAGCTTTAAACAAGTATCTGCCAGTTTTACTTGATAATGGCTACACAGTTGTTATTGTAGATGGGGGTGATGCAATAAAAAATGAAGTAGGAAAAAGGGTCAAGAGATATGTGTCTGGAATATATTCTCCTAGTATACAACCAATTGACCAAGACATACAAAACACAAGTGATGATTGTAGTTTAACAAGTATACTTTTAGAATTGATATCTTCAAAAGATCAAGTATGCATCATCTATAGTGTCATAAATATAAATATGCAAACAAATACATTTGATGTTTATGAAAATAGCATGATGGCGAAAACTGTTGAAAATGTATTTGATGAGATATATAGAGTATTGGCTTCTTACAAAACCAAGGAGCTTTTAGTTAACATTGTTAATAACAAGAAAGGAAAAGTATTTTTTGATAAAGAATATTTTTGTCAGTATTTTGACATGCCTTCTTTCATGGTTCAATGGAATTTGATTGATTGTAACATGGAAAGACATAAAGAATATTCCAATGTTCAATTTCAAAACATGTACTTGCAAAAGGTATATCCACACGTTGATTTTGGAATGTTGGATCCGATTAATTATTTTGACATGGCCCAGAATCAAGCAAGTGTAACAAACATGCTTTATATACTAGATTTTATCTCCAGACATGATATCAAGTATTTGAACCAAATTGCAACACCTAACATCATACATGAATACAATCATTTAGTATTGCAAATGAATACATTACATCAACTTAACATTCTTCCACAAAGTAGTAAAAGCATTGGTAGTAGTTTGTTTGATATCATCAACAAAACACAAACTGCTATAGGAAAGAGGGGTTTAAAATCTCTTTTGTGCAAACCATTTAGAAATGTAGCTGATATTAATAATCGGTATAAGATATCGGATTCCATTTTAGCTTGTAACAATGAAAATGCTATAAGCAAGATATTGGCATCAATTGGAGACTTTGAGCGCTTACATAGAAAAATGTCTCTTCAAATACTTAATCCGCATGAATTTGTACGATTGCACACAGCTTATGAATCAATTCTGCGATTGAATAATGTGTTAATTGAATCGAACATTTCTCATACAAGTCAAAATCTTGTCCAACAACTTGAAGAGTTTATGAAAAAATATACAGCAACGTTTGACATTTCTGAAATGAAGCAATATAGCTTAAATGAGGTCATTACATTAGGCAATTATTTCAACAAAGGTTGTGTAGAAGAGCTTGATATTATACAAGGCAAAATAATCAACTTGGAAGAGGCACTTGAAACTATCAGGCAAAAGTTGGAACAAAAACTTGTTTCTGTAAAAAAACGAGATGATGGTGATAATTGGATTAAACTAGCTTACTCAGATGAAGGGTATCACTTTATTTGTTCAAATATACGATTGCAATTGTTAAAAAAAAAGATGGAAAAGGAAGAATGGTCTCAATATCAAGTAAAGCAGAATACGAGTAATTCAAGATTGACGAGTACAGAATTAGACGTATTGTCAAATCAATTGATTAACTATAGAGAACTTTTTGGTAAAAAGATCAAAAATGTATATGAAGAAAAGTTGAAGGAATATTATGATCAATATTGTACATTATTCAAGGAATTAAAGCAGTTTGTCGAATTGATTGACATTGCTGTTTCAAATGTCAAATGTAGGAAAATGTACAAGTATTGCAAGGCAGAAATATTAGAATGCGACGCAGGAGACGAATCAAGTTTTGAGGCAAAAGAGCTACGGCACCCCATAATAGAAAGAATTAAAACCGATACGAGATATGTGTCAAATGACATTGTATTGGACAAGGATAACAGAGGGATGATTTTGTACGCTTTGAATTCGTGTGGCAAAAGTAGTTTGTTGAGATCTGTTGGTTTGTGTGTTGTCATGGCTCAGTGTGGTTTGTACGTGCCTTGCTCAGAATTTAAATTAATACCATTTGAATCAATAATATCTCAAGTAGAAATGCATGATAATTTGTGGAAAGGACAAAGTTCATTTATAACTGAAATTGTAGGCTTGCGTAAAATTTTAAAGGTAGCAAACAACAAATGTTTAGTGCTTAGTGATGAGTTGACTAAAGGCACAGAAGTTGTTTCTGCAACCTCTCTTTTTGCTGCGTCTGCATTATCATTGGAGCAAAAACAATCTAAATTCATATTTACAACGCATTTACAGGATGTAGCCAAGTTGGATATGATAAAAGCGTGTAAGAAAATACGTGTTTGTCATCTCAGTGTTAATATTCAAGATGACGAAATAATCTTTGAGCGCAAATTAAAGGAAGGACCATGCAGTGAGTTGTATGGCCTTGAAGTTGCTCAAGCACTTGGCTTGGAAAAGAATTTGATAGAGGTAGCTTTTAATATAAGGGATTGTCTTGTTAACAGGAAAAGTGAAATTGTAAGTGCAAAGAAGAGCCGGTACAACAAGAAAAAAATTGTTGATATGTGCGAAATTTGTAGTTATGCACCAGTTAAAAAAACAGACATGCCTTTGGATACTCATCACATACAATTTCAATGTGAAGCGGATTCTGATAATTTTATAGGATCTTATCACAAGAATTCGAGTTTTAATTTAGTTGTATTATGTAAAAAGTGTCATCAAGAGGTGCATTCTGGAGTAATTACCATACAAGGATATACACAAACAACATCTGGAACAAAACTGAGTTTTACCTTGAACAGGATTTAAAAACGTAAGCTTTTGTTATTAAATAAGATAATTGTTTGTTTTTTGTAATCGATGAATCATTTACCAATAGAAATATGGTTGCATGTAGGAAGATATATTGATGTTAGAACGTTGTCCACATTAATGTGTGTAAGCAAAGACTTGAACATGTTTCTTTTTCCGAGTAGATATGAGATAATTGATGAGATGTGCTGTGATAAATGTGTGATTCCAAAAACAAAAGAGACTTATAGAAAGTATTATTATTTAATTGATTGGACATCCATAGTGTGTGCTAAAAAGCATGTAACACATGACACGATTGCTGAATTGGGAGAATATGTAGATTTTGTAGCAGTGGCTACATATGTTATTTTAACAGAAGACTTGATTAGGAAATATTATGAGAAAATTCCATTAAGTATACTTTTGTCTGTTCAGTGCGTGCCATGTGACATTTTATATAAAATTGCAAGTGACACACTTTCATCGCGCGATTGGAATAATATATGGAAAAACCAAGCATTTCCTTTTGATTTTGTTCAAAGAAACATCCAACACGTGAATTGGCCACAGTTATCTAGAAATCCCAAAGCGTTATCTTTTGAATTAATTGATGCTTATTGTGATGTTTTAGTGTGGCCAGAGATTACACAGCACGGGCTTCCAGAAGACGTTATTGAAAAATATATGCACAAACTAGATGTCTTTTCTTGGAGCAATATTTGTTGTTATTCCAAGTTATCTAGCAATTTTATAAGAAAATACATGAATAAAATAGACGCTACATTTGTGGTGCATTGTCAAGAGTTAGATGAGAATTTGATCTTAGAGTTGATTAATAAAGAAAATGAAGTAGACAAGATCGATTTATGGTTAAAAATAGCATCGCATCAAAAGTTGACTAAAAGCTTTATTTTAGAAAACAAGGAACATTTGCCATTGCATTTATTAATTAGAAATCCAAAAATTAAACGTAACGATTTATACAATTTGTTCATTTAAAAAAGCAAATTTACATAATATAAACAAACAAAGTAAAATGAAAGTATTAGTAACGGGTGGTTATGGTCTTGTTGGTTGTTCATTACAAAAGGCTGTATTTGTTACTAACCACAACTGTGAGTTCAAGTTTCTTTCAAAACAAGATTGTGATTTAAGATGCGAAAAAGAGGTTTTAGATGTTTTTTCAAAGTACAGCCCGGATATTGTAGTGCATTTAGCTAGTAAAGTTGGGGGAGTATATGACAATATGAAGAATAATTACGATTTTTTGATGGACAATATTAAAATCAACACAAATATTGTAAATGCATGCAAGCAATGCAATGTCAAAAGGTTAATTAATATATTATCTACTTGTATTTTTCCAGACTCTGGAGTAACTTATCCATTGTCAAGTAATCAACTCCACGGTGGATTGCCGCATTATTCAAACATTGGATATGCATATTCTAAGCGTGTTTTGCATGTTGCAGCAAAGTTATTATGTTCAAGTTCCAATATCCAAGTTGTTAATTTGATTCCAACAAATTTATATGGGGAAAACGACAATTACAACATGGAATCAGCGCACGTGATTCCGGCATTAATTCACAAGGTTTATTTAAGTAAGCTGTTTTCAACAAAGTTGACTGTAAAGGGAGATGGGCGTGCGTTAAGGCAATATTGTTATGTTGATGATTTATCAAGGATTATTTTAAAATGTGTAACGATGGAGCTTTCCAATAAAGAAACAAATATCATTGTAAGTCCATCGGAAGCTCATCAAATATCTATAACTGAGCTTGTAAAAATGATATGTAATGAGTATGATTACACTGGGGAAGTTGAGTACGATGGCACATGCGAGAAAGGGCAACATCAGAAAACCACAAATGACAAAGAGTTACTCTCATTTTTACCCGATTTCAAGTTTACACCTCTTAGTGTGGGATTACAAAAAACAATTGCCTTTGTGGACAAAAATTACTCTATTATTAGAAAGTAAGTAAAGGGTGTGTTTTAAAATTGAATACTA